TGATATAGTCAGTATTGGATGAGGAGAATGTGGATCCCATAAAAACAGAATGAGGTGTTATAGTAATCCCCAAATCTCTCAAATCAAAATCCGCTCGAGCGATACCAATCTGGCATATTTCATTATTCCCCCAAAATGGACTAACATTAACACTTCTTACAAAATTTACTATTTGTGGTAAACTAGCTAAGTCCGTTGAACTCTTAAATCTACCCCCTTCAAACTGACCTTCAGATGCTATTCCGATTCTTATCAAATCTGATGGTGATAAAGAAAAACAACCCATATCCGATAAGTCCAAATCCACATTCAAAGCAACTTCGCCTACAGGAACCCCAACAATCATAAAGTCACCACTTTCATTTGTTTTGGTCGTGAACTTATAGTAGTTATCATAAACCTCAATAACCTCCGATCTTGTCAAAACATCGTTTGCTGATGGAAATGATCCTGTTGCTGCGTGACCCGGATAACTTGGTTCATAGGGTAAAAGATTATATCTATATCCGTCTTCGTTTTTAGTGGATAAATCTCTATATGGATATAATGTTGAAATAACCGGATTTAAAGAATCCTCATCCGATAGTGGAATAAAAACCGATACTCTCGCATTTGGTACACCGTACCCTTTGTTTACAATAACTCTACCCGCAATTACACCATAGTCCGAACAATTTCGGTCATAGACATCACTTTGTCTTAACTTTAAAGAAAGTATTTCTAAATAATCAAAATCTTGGTTGAGTTCAAGTTGGATTTGTTGATCAACTCCTACTTCGGTTCTTATTCTAAAACTTTTTGACATAAGTCGGGCATTTTTTTATAAATACGAAATTTCGTATTTTATAAAATAATCATATACCAAGAAAAATCATTAGGAGATGTTGACTCCCGAGAAATTTTTTGTAGATACCAAAATATCTTTACTCGGGAACCTCACTTGACACATTTGATTTGGTTGAGCAAAGATGGTTTGATCAATTAATTGAATTTGTTTTGTGGTTTCGTCAGAATAAGGTTGACTGATCGGATCTGATGAGTATTGACCACCCAACATATTAAACACATCTATTGATGTGACGGTAATAACACCTGCGACATTTTGAATCAAACTATTGAGTTCGGCGATGAAGACATCTTGACCCATCACTCGGTTGATAGGATCCATATATGTTGAAATGGTGTTAACTATATTTGTTATTACTTCTCCCTGATTTTGAACTGCATCCAATACAACTTGAACTTGGAACTTTAGGTCAATTACTTGTCCACTTTCAATATAAATGTAGTCATTTATCATTCTATAGTTTGAAAGATAATTCGCCACATTTTGTTTGATGGTATTTGAAACTATCGGAGTAAGTTTTCCGTCAGCATCATAAGACAACATTTGAATTTTGATTTTGTTGTCTTCTTCAGTAATATTAACTTTTGCCGGTGCACCAAATTGTCCTGGCATCGTTTGAATCAAAGACTGGTAGTCGTTGATTGTCACAGCTCTCTTTTGAGCTGCGAAGTTGAACGCTACGAAGTTTCTCGCCTCTTCCAAAGTTGGTTTGTCGGCACCTCCAACCGCAGCGACTGGGTTGGTAACCCTCAAAGATCCTTTTACTTGATTATTGATAATGCTTGATGGCCCGTTGATTGAGAAATCAACCGTACCGACTTGTGTAATTACATTTGTTCCCAAGTTTGTTCCTTTACCACCACCCACACGATATTGAATGAATAAAGTGGTGTTTGGTTTCAGTGTCGCACCAAGAGAAAAATTATTACTCAAGGTTTGAATATTTGGTAAGACACCTGTATTTGAAAAACTGTTTAGAAGTTCTTGAGATGAAGTGGTACCACCTCCAAAAGTCATTTTTAAGAAACCTTCGGGTGTGAATTCAGTGATAAATCTATTGTTTGTTTGAATGTATTTTCCAACTTTAACACCGGGTTTATCACTTGGTTTTGTGGAATCTTCCACAAATACACGATCTTCAGCCAATGCGTATACCTCATACCATTTATCAGACGATGAAATAAATTCCGCGTTTGATGGTACATTTGCATAGTTTGTACCATCTTTTTGAATTACGGAAGTAACCCCCAACACATTTCTTTCAGGTAAAAATATGTTTAAAAATGGTCTTGAATCGGCAGGTGTTACAACTTTTTTGAATACTTTTGTAATACCATTGATGACGGGTTCTCTTTTGGTAATTGTATAATTAATAAGGACATTGTTTGCGTCAAAGTTAGGTATTTTGGTTCTGTTATTAAAACCTTGTGTATTATATTGTGAAGAGAAATCACAATCATAAATTAATTCAAAAGTTTGACCACCACCGATTACCTGACTTCCTCTCCTTAGAACACCCAAATATCTTTCGTCTTCTTTGTCACCAAAAGCAGGAACGGTAATGGAAATATCCGCAACCGCAACTGAAGGTCTGTTACCCGGAATCTTCAAACCATATGTTCTTGCTATATTGAAAACAGAAGATTTTTGTTGAGCATATTGTAGTACAGTTTCTTGTATACTACGGTCAATTTGATAGTTTAAGTTATCCGCAATACCCGCATTAAGATCCAATAATACTGAGAAAATGGATGCATCATTGAAGTTATCAATAACATCGGGATAATATTGTCTAACATAATTAATGAGGTCGGATCTCACCGCCTCAAAATCCCTACTTGTATATGGTATTCTACTATTTGCCATTTTAGATATTAAGTATTACGAAATCTTTTGTTTCAAATGCATCTGAGGTTATGGTGAAAGAAATTTTGACTTTCGCAGTGTATTCTTGAACACCCTGTCCAGCCGTTCTATAAATATCAAATATTTTATATTCAGGTTGGTCACTTACATATTCTCCGTTAGCAAATGTTTCAGTGTCTTGCCAAAGAGGAATAATTTCAATATTGTCAATTCTCAAGTTCGGAATGTAAGTGTCCACCGCTTGTTGAATTTCGGCTCTAATAGCCCCAAATGTTGGCCCATCCAAAGGTTCAAAAATATATTCATATAATCTTGTTCCAAAATCTGGAAGAAAATATCTTGATCCCTTCCTTGTGAGAAGAAGATGGATGAGGTTGGATCTAATTTCCTGTTCGGGAGTTTCAGTAAGTGCCAAATAGTCACCTTTGAGTGAATCCCTAAAAGGAAATGCTATACCATAAGTTTTTCCGTTTGCCATTACAGATAAATATAGTATAGTAAATTTTTATAAATAAAAAACCCTCACTTGTGATATGAGGGGAATAACCCAAAAAATTTTTATTTGTTCATTAATCTAATTTGGTATAATGTAGTATCTTCGTCCTTATAGTGTTTTACCGACTTTTTTATATTTGGAGGTAAATTATTGAATATGTATCTCCATGATTTTTCAGCCTCAGGACTTCTAAATACTGAATTGATAATTATGTTTGGTCTTTCTTTAAATAAATTTATAATCGTTTTTGGATATATTCTATTTCCTTTATATTCATCATCAATATTTGCATCCTCAATTGTATACATATTTTGACGACTTTCCTCCGCAAAAGATATTTCTCCAATTTTCTTATCTTTATTCATAATGAATACATCAAACCCACCATCAAAATCTTTAATGACTATGTTCAAAGATTCCAACGGAATAAAATCGTTATTAAGTTTATTTTCCTTAATTACCCTTTTAATAACACGGACCAAATCATTTTCCGTTAGTCTTACAACTTTCTTCATTTTAATTTTACTTATAAATATATTCTGAAACAAAAAACCCCAACACTTGGTTGGAGTTTTATTTGTTATGCTGAACAAGTCAAACAGTCGGGATCATCTATTGAACATACTTTTGACATCATCTCGGTTGTGATTTCATCAGGAATATTTACCTGTGTTACAGGAACCGATTGTATCAAATAATCTTCATTGATTTTTATTTCATTCATATCAACTCCGAGTCCTTTAAGTGCCGAAGCCTTTGCTTTGGTTCTCAAATAGTACATACCCGTCTTTAATCCAAGTCCCCAACCGTAGAAATGTGCTGAAGAAAGTTTTGAGTGAGTAACATCTTTCATAAACATATTGAGAGATTGTGATTGATCAATGAAGATCGCTCTGTCTCTTGCCATATCAAGAAGATTTTTACCTTTCATCTCCCAAACTGTCTTGTAAGTTTCTTTGATGTGGTCAGGAATTTCGTTGATATTTTGAATTGATCCTTCCTCAGCAAAAAGTTTAACTCGGATTTCATTGTTCCATAGACCGAGATCAACCAAGTCCTCCACAAGATATTTGTTGATTACAACATATTCACCTGAAAGGGTGTTTCTCTTGTACAAGTTTGAGGTGAAGGGTTCAAAACACTCGTTGTTTCCAAGAATCTGTGCTGTAGATGCGGTTGGCATAGGAGCCAACAACAATGAGTTCCTCAATCCTTTTTCAACAATCGATGTCTTCAACTTGTTCCAATCCCATCTTCCTGACAGATCATCACCTTCATTAATATTCCACATATCAAATTGTAAAATACCTTTTGAAGCCGGTGATCCTTGGAATGATTCATATGATCCGTGTTGAATGGCCAAGTCATTAGAAGCTGACAACGCAGCATAATACATCGTTTCAAAAATTTCCTTGTTGAGGGTCTTCGCTTCATCAGATTCAAACGCATAACCCAACATAGCAAATGTGTCGGCCAATCCTTGAACACCCAATCCAATAGGACGATGTTTCATATTGGATGTTTTGGTTTCTGGTGTTGGGTAATAGTTGATGTCAATCACCTGATTGAGGTTGATGGTCGCTTGGTAAGTAACATCAAACAACTTATCAAAGTCAAAAGTTCTGAATCTCTTATTACGACTCCTAACTTTACCAGTAGGGATTTCCACCATCTTGGGAAGAGCGATAGATGCCAAGTTACAAACTGCTGTTTCGTTCTTGTCCGTATATTCAAGAATTTCGGTACACAGGTTGGAAGACTTAATCGTTCCAAGATTTTTCTGATTCGTCTTTTTGTTCGCCGCGTCCTTATAAAGCATATATGGAGTTCCTGTTTCAATCTGTGAATCAAGAATTTTCTCCCAAAGAAGTCTTGCCTTTACAGTTTTGAGTCCTTTACCCTCACTTTCATAGTGTTCATAAAGACGGGTGAACTTAAGATCATTCTCATCATCATATGCGTCAATAAGACCAGGAACTTCATTGGGTGAAAACAATGTCCAATCACCATCTTCGTTAACCCTCTTCATAAAAAGGTCGGGTGTCCAAAGAGCGAGGAACAAGTCACGAGCTCTAAGCTCTTCTTTACCGTGATTTTTTCTCAAATCAAGGAATTCAAAGATGTCAGCGTGCCATGGCTCCAAATAGATGGCAATTGAACCTTTTCTTTTTCCACCCCCCTGATCAACATATCTCGCAGTTTCGTTAAAGACACGGAGCATCGGGATGATTCCATTGGATGTTCCGTTGGTTCCCTTAATATATGAACCCTTTGAACGGATTTTGTGGATGTTAATACCAATACCACCCGCAGATTGTGAAATAAGTGCACAATCAGAAAGGGTCTTGTAAATACCAGGTATTGAGTCGTCGTCAATATCCAAAAGGAAACAAGAAGAAAGTTGTGGACGGGTTGTACCAGC